ATTATACTTTATAATGACTGAAGAACATAATAACTACACTATTGCAGTGTCTAATCAGAAAATTTATGAATTTTATAATAAAAATCCGAATGTAAACTTTGAAAATGTCAATTTATTATTAATAGATTTTATGGATTCAATATTCAACAACATGACAAACGATTTGAATTGTAATATTAATTCTCAATTGCTATCATTTATGATGGATAATCAAAAGAAGATTGAGAACATTTCAAATTCATTGAACACAGTGAACCATAATGTTTCCAATCTTACTAATGATATCACTAATGGTATGGTATTGCAAATGAATAATATGAAAAAAGAATATATCGACGATTTCTCACAAATCATTAACACAAATTCATTGAGTAGCAATGAAAAAATTAGTTCTCTCATTGATAAAAGCAACTCTATCCTTGTAGATAAAACATCGTTGATGTTGAATGATGTTATCCCAAAGAATCAAGATACTCTTCAAATGCAAATTAAAGAGAACCTTAAAGAACTTCATAATAGTATAACCAATGATACGTATAAATTAACTGAAAATGTGAATAATAAGGATGCACAGGCGGAGTTTTTAAACAATATTGAGACCAAACTAAGTACAGTTATACAGAATATACAACAACCATTATATTCAACATTGTCTGCATCAGAAGAACGACTATCTAATAGTATTAATCATATTAAAGAAACAACTCAAACGTCAGTCAGTACACAAGACAAATTATTTGGAGAACTTGAAGGATTCTTAGGTAAATATAAATCATCTACACACAAGGGTAAGTTTGGAGAAGAACAATTGTCCACTCTATTAAACAGCCTTTATACCAATGCTGAAATTACGAATACTACCGGACAGAAGGCTGCTGGTGATTTTCTTATGAAAAGAGTAGATAAACCCGACATCATGATTGAGAACAAGGAATATACTTGCAATATCCCTAAGGAGGAAATATCTAAGTTTATTCGTGATATCGAAGCTTTGAATATGTCCGGGATTTTTATTTCGCAACATAGCGGGATCGCATTTAAACAAAATTTTCAAATAGATATCAATAATGGTAATATTCTAATATATATTCAGAATTGTGATTATGACCCCGAGAAGGTTAGGTTAGCAGTTGACATCATTGATAATTTATCAAATAAATTGAAAGATATCAACATCAATGACGAGAACATCAACATTTCCAAAGACATTCTCGATGGGATTAACGACGATTATCGTTCATTTATTACGAATAAAGAAACATTACATACTATCTTACGAGATTTCAATAAGAAAATGAATATCCAAATTGATGATTTAACTATGCCTAATCTGGATAGGTATCTTGAACCAAAATATGCATATGTTAAAGATAGAATCTTTAAATGTGAGTTATGTAATGAGTTTGTGGGAAAAAATAAACAGTCCCTGTCTTCGCACCAACGCGGCTGCAAAAAAAAATGTGGTGCCAATAATGATACAACACCCGGCTTTGAATATTCTAACTAACGCATGTTCTTCCGAAGAAGGGATACTTCCACCACCACCATACATTTATTAGGTGGACGTACATGCGTCTACGAAAATGCAATTACTCTTCTCCAATTTTGAAATAAGCGCACCACGATATAACCTGAATGGGGCAGTTCCAATATATAGATTATTAGATGGTTACGCGACTGCATCTAGTAATTCCGATTTTTTAGGTAAACGAATTACGTATCCAATAGATAGAGGGTTATTACAAGTATGGTTTAAATTACCAAATAGCTACGTGTTAAATAATTTTAAACTTTTTAATGATAATAATATTGCGTCATTTAATTTGAAAATTGCATCATCGATAACTGACGCGACCTAAAAAGACGGGAAAAACGTACACAAGAACTTGCAAATAATAAAAATGTTTTACAATATAATCCCAATGTTTAAATTTTTACTTTATAATAATGCTTTTATTATTATAAACTTTTATTCTGTATCTAATTCTAACATTCTTTCATGTGTATTTCTTCCCTTAAATATATTGTGAAATCTGCATGCAAATTCAAAATCAATAATTATACATTTATTATTACTTATATACATATTACTTTTTTGCAATTTAAGTATAGATTCTTTTATGCTTGCATTACGTGTTTTTGAATAATTTTCCATATAATCTTTTAAATTGTCTTTTTCAGAATTAAACCAAATATCATTATGATTTATATTATATTTTTCATGTAAATATGATAATACGTTATATCCTTCCATATATTTTTTATAACTATCTAATAATACTCTATGTTCAGCATTATTATCTATTACAATATTATTATTTTCTAATCTACATATAATATCTATATCTGTATTTAATTTTTTTTCATAATAAGGTATTTTATAAAAATATATTGTTTTATTATCTTCCATATCAATTAACTCCCCATAATCTTGTATTTCAGGAATTATTACATTATTATTATTATTATTATTAAAAGCTAATTTATGAAAATATATCTCTGTTAAAAATTGTATACAATATACATCTTTAAAAATATAATCTTTTTCTAATATCAATACTTTATATATGTTATTTTCATGTTTTATTATTCCTCTGCTTATTAATATACATGATTTTGAACATAAAGAAGTTCTATTATCTATACATTTTGTTCTTATGCATGGGATATTATTTCTTTTATAAAAATTAGGGTCTTTATTAAATATATCGCTAAATTTATACTTTGGTATATTTTTATACATTTCCATTAATTTTTCTTTATCTTCTGCATACAGTTCATTATTCTTACACCTATTTGTTAACCACTTCTCAATATTACTATCCATTTATATATATAATAATATTTTTATTTAGCTCGAATAATATAATTAACTATGCAATATCGTGGATAATAATTCTTTTTTGGTACAGTTTCATTCGGAGATACAGTTAAAACTTTCGGCGGGTCTGACAATGAGAAACCTACAGTTGCTCCTCTGCTACCACCTTCAGTTTCACCTCCACGTCTATTAAAAAATTTCAGTTCATTAAAAGATAGTATATGTCCATGTGGATAATGTGCATCTATTAATTGTTTAACTCCACCCGTAGTCCCTATATTTATATTAGTTGATGTTCCTATCGGAAACTTTCTCCTTAAATCTGGGACTTTAAATTTTCCACTTGCAGAAGTTCCATAATTATTACCAATAGTTGCAAATAATTTTGGATAATTATTAATATCATATTCGGTTCCATCACACAATAAATATCCATCTGAAGTCAGATTATCAATTTTATATCCACCCCATAATAATATGGATCCTATATGTGGAAAAACCTCTGTTTGAATATTAGTAGTCGAAAATTCTATTTTTTCATTCGTAATCTTTACCATTTTTATATAATAATATAATATAATATATTAATAATATGGTAAAAATTACGAATGATCATTTAAAATTAACAGATAATTTAAATCAATATTCAAAAGTTCCATTTACTGGAACTGTTATATTATGGACAGGCACCACCGCACCCGATGGTGCATTATTATGTAATGGAAACCAATATGCAGTTGCAGATTATCCTGTATTAGCCGAATTTTTAGGATATCCCTCAACTGATACTTATTTTAATGTTCCCAATTTTAATAATCGTATACCAATTGGTGCAGATAATATTGATAATGTAACAAATAACGGTGTTAATACTGGAGGTTCGGCAAAAATTAATGGTATACCACACTCACATAGTGTAGATCTGAACGGTATAAAAAAAAATGTATATACATGGGATTATCCCGAAATTGGTAATGGCGCCCATAATTACCAATTTGAGATTGGAACCACCACCAAAACTATATCTACAAATACAACTGACCCACATAAAGATTATTTTCCACCATATTTTGCAGTTAATTATATAATATATACCTAACCGATTCTACCTCTACCTGTATAAATCATATATTTCACTGCAAAATATCTTGGCTTATGAACACCAGTAGTACTATCATCAATAATAGTTCCAGTTGTATGTATTTGGTCGCTCCAATGTGCAGCAGAAAATGGAGAAGTATCGTCCATATCCCCGTTTCGATCACTTAAAGAGCTTATATATGTATGATTCGGGGAAGCGTGGCTATGCACAAATTGGTCTGAATCTATTGTCCAACTACCACCTTCTCTTCCATTACTATGTTTATCTTCTGATGTTCCTAATTCTGATTCATCTACTGTATTTGCTCCTAATGGAAATCTATCTTGTAAATCTGGAACATTAAACGAATTGCCTGAACCTCCATATTTATAATTTAATACATTATATAAGTCTTTATAAGTATCTTTATCATATGGGTCTCCATTACATAATAAAAATGCTGTTCCTAATGTTATATTTTCCTTATAACACATTAATATTGTACCTATCGGAAAATCAAAATGCACTTCATTATTTATTAAAACATTATCTTTTGTTGTTGATATAACTGGTCCTGATGGCACTGAATAAAACATAAAATATTCTGAAACAGATTCTGGTGTAATTAATTCTATTATTTTATTATCATTTAATGTTGAATCTTCAGATTGAAATGTTGTCGGTATTACCCAATTAAATAAAGTATTATCATAATTTATTATAAATGTCTTATAATTTTTTATTAATTCATTATTATCAAATGAAGAAATTGATAAATATACTATACATTTTACTATTGCATTCTGTGAATCAGCTGTTCTATACCATATATTTAGAATTTCCAAAACATTTGAATTAATAGATTGATATGTTGCATATACATTTTTTAATTCAGATAATGAACTAACCGACTTTGCAGTTGCAGTTGAAAATGGTGGAATAACTGGTAAACTTTCATATACTTTAACATAATTAGATAAATCTGTATTTTCTAAACCCGATGATATTATAGTTCCAGTTTCAATATTATTATTTCCATTCAAATCCCATATGTTAAATTGTAAATTATAACTCATATTTCGGGATTCATATAACGTATTATTACCACTACTATATGAATAATATATCCATAAATCTGTTGATAAATTTACATAATTTATATTATTATTATCATTTACCCCATTTAACCATAATGTATGAATTTTTTCTATATTCTTTGTTGAATCAATTTCTGCAAATGATGCATCGAATTGATTTCTTACATTTATATTATTTATCATTATTGGATTTAATACATCTATATTAAATGATACGTCTATATTATATGATGGTATAGATGTGTATCCCACCAAATCATTTCCATTATAATCATAATTTTTAGAACTTAATGTTTCTATTGCTACTGAATAATTTTCAGTATTTGATTCCATATTATAACTCAAATCTACGATTCCAAAATATAATTTACTTGTTTCGTTATTAGTATTATATGAATGATATAGTTTTCCATTAATTACTGTATTGTTCACAGTAGAATCATTATACCATATATTATGTGCATTTACCAATACGTTATCTGAAACTGTTTCATATTGGGTTTTTATTTCTTGTAATTTATTTTCAAGTTCTACTATTGTAAATTCCGAATGTATTAACGATATTGCTAATTGATTATTAAATGATTCATTTGCATTATTAAATGACCATCCATTTATTACTCTATCATATATAGCTGTTGTATAATATGTATAATTTGGCACTGTAAAATAAATAAAACACGGTAGTATATTTTTTACACTGGTAGATGACCATAACTTAATTAATGTTCCTACTGTTGTGCTATATACATTATTATATGTTGTTTTTAATGCACTTACCTTTCCTGGCATATCATATAAAATATTTGATAATATTTGATGAAAATTAGAATTACCAAGATTGTCTGCTATACCACTATTCTGTGCAAATACATATAAATCATTTCCTATTATTGACCATTCACGAGTATTTTTCAAATATCTTATATCTATTCTTGTCCAACACGTATTACTTAAATAACCATCTACATCTACATCTTCCTTTATACCATATAGCTTTAAATCTATATTATTCTCTGTTAATTTTGTATCATTATATAAAACATCATATGTTGTATCTTCTGGTGTTAAATTTAATTTATCATACCATATTTCATTTACAACTGATATTTGTTTATTATCTGTAAAATATGTTTTATATACAGATTTTAAACTTGTAATTGATTGTTTATTCGTTATCATATACGCATCAAAATTAAAATATGATAATACGTAATTTGATACTTCTGGTATATTTGCATGTTGCGTGTTATTTATTGTTGGTGCTACTGCTGTTGTTTCATCTGTTGGTATTGTCCATGCATATGCATACGTTGCATTACCATTTGTTATAGTTCTTGTTATTGTATATTTTACTTTTCTTGTTTCATATAACACATTTCCTTGTGCATCTGAATAATCTGTCAATACATATATCCATACATCTGCCTCTCTTGTTGTATTACTATAATCTGTATCGAATACATCTCTCTCATCATGCCATATATTATATACTTGACTTAAATTATATGTTGTACTACTATTTGGGTCATTTAAATTTGTTGTTGTATAATTTTTTCCATCATATATCGTCTTCAAACTCGCGAATGATGCAGTTGATGTATTCATTTGAAATGGTACAAATCCATAAAATATATCAGTATAACCTATTGCTTCACCCGCAGATAAACCATTACTACTTATACTCGCTGGACTTGTAGATTCAATCGAATTTCCGTTATTATCTAATACCTCTGTCCAACCATTCGTATCTGGAAAAAAAGTAAATAACTTTGTTTTATATGCAATTACGCTATTCGAAGCTGCTACATACGAATAATATGCCCAAAAATTTGTTCCTCCATATTCTTGGTTAGAATTAAACTTTAATTCATGCACTTCTTTTAATGTTTGAACCTCGGATAAACTTTCTATATATGTTTCTAAACCACTTGTCTGTGCCAATGCATCTGCTGGAACAAATTTCTTTTGCACTACTATTTCACTTGAATTTTTTTCTTCTGTTGATAAGTTTGTTCCATCTCCATTACGAGCTTGAATTGAATTCATACCATATGTTCCCGATGATAATGTGAACGAACCATTACTCGTTCCTCCTGATGTCCAATTTACTCCACTATTTACACTATATTCCCATTGCGATGCTCCACTTCCAAGAACTACACCTACTGTTGCGTTCTCCTCTTCAACTGGACTTGTTGGAAAAGATACTGTTGGCGGAGATATTGTAACAGCAACTATAAATTCTATTTCACGGATTTGTAAATATGATGGCGACCCTGATACCCAACCATTAACACCTATTAGAAATTCATCTGAATCAGTTGATGTATCTGTCATAGTATATTCTTTCCAAACCTCACTTGAACCTGCAGCATTTGTAATATTAGCAATTTCAGTGCCACCACCAGTGAAGCTGGATGGATTTCGATATACTTGAAAAGCTGTTATTTTTCTTGATTAAACATACGTATCTTTTCTAATTTTATTGAATCAGGTAGTTTAAACCATAATATTAAATCAGTGCCTTGCGTAGAAGGGTCATATAATAATCTATTATGGTCAGGGTTATCAGTGCTACTTATATTACCATCAAATAAACAATCTAACAAGAAATTATCTGAACCAATAGAATGATTTGACCTTATTTCATATTCTTTATTCCCAGAGGAAGTGATGCGTTTACAATATGTTGCATTATTTGAACTAAGAACGGTAGGCATATCATTTGGGTCTGGATATGTAATCGACATTTTTAATATATATATAACATATTTTTATATATTTATTTACCTTATTGAATTAAATACATTCAGGATTACTGGAATATAATACATTCAGGATTACTGGAATATAATACATTCAGGATTACTGGAATATAATACATTCCGGATTACTGGAATATAATATTTATTTCAAGTATCAATATATTTAGTTTATCCGCATATATTAGTACTTCAGAAGTAAATATTAAGGCGAATCAAACTGGGACACAGGTAAACTATTATCCCAAATATTGCATAGTTAACTATATTATACGGGCAAAATAATCTTCTCTTTTTATCTCCAAATACACTATACCTATGCAACTATTTCCATTTGACAAGATAAGTTCTCATTTCAAAACCGGCAAATTAATTATTCTCCTTGTGTTTAGTGCATTCTTTTCAATCATCTACATGTTTCTAGATGATAAACATTTCAAAGGCGTAAATGCAGTAAGGGAAACGATAAAAAAAGAGGTTATTAAAAAAAAGGTTGAACAAAAATTGGCCACGTCTGGCGGTCCACAAGAAACATTCTTTGATTTCGCAAATACACAACCGGACAATAATGCCCAGGTTGACAACGAATTAGATAAAGCAACAAAGACTGTGAAACAAGAGGTTAGTGATGACGAATTATCTGTTGATAAAATTGAAACTTCTACCTTTCAGCGCATCTTTGATCGTATGTACTTCTCAATCACCACATCTACATTATTGGGCTATGGGGATATTTATCCAGTATCCAATCTAAGCAAACTTATTGTTATGATCCAATCTATGCTGACGGTTTCATTAATTGTCCTATAAATACAAAACCAAATCATGCCATCCTCATATTGTGATGGAATGATTATACCAACTTGCCAGCAAGTATCGCAGGCCAGTGATGCATTAGAAAACTAATGAAACCGATCGATACATCAACCAACAAATATTTCCACGCGGAACTATTCATCATTATTGCATTGTATGCAAATAATCCATACAACAAACTATGTATGGGTCGCAAATCGTTCCACCATATCTTATCGCCAAATACCTCCGCTCCAGTCTCACGGCTTTTCGTTAGATAAATAAATAAGAAACCAAATGCCGGCAATAGGGCTAGATATCCCATATAAGGCAAGTATTCGGGACGGATTGTCTTGGCAATATAGACAAATGCAGCTCTCGTGCCTATGCATCCTACTAAAAACAATAGAAAACGCTTTTGTAAAGTATTCATTATATAGATAATTCATATATTTTATTGCCGGGCACATTAACAATTGCCCGATCCCATGTTCATACCCATATAATTTATATGATCTGATGTGCTGGTGCAATGCAAAGGTGCACAAGAATCCGAACATGACGCAGATTCTGTATCTGCGCATATCTTATACTCCGTATTTTGCTCATTATACCACACTTCTTCTGATACGTGTTGGAATCCCAATAGTTCTTCTGGAACATGAGGAACAATATCATAATAATGTGTTATGCGAAATGAAGGAATCACATAAGAATTATACAAGTTAACAAACAAATTATTTCCAACACGAGGAGAACCAAACGTAATAACACTATCAATAATGAGCGTTTTCGGCAAGTTTATCATAACATCGAACGCATACAAGTAAGCTAATGCACCACCAAGTGAATGACCCGTTATCATAACATTGTTTGTATTGTAGTTCGCCGACAATTTGAGAACACACTCTTGAATTTCACTTGAAATATACGTATATGACTCATAAAAGCCCTTTTCTACTGCGACGTCGGGATATGCAGAATAAGGCATTATCTTGGATATTTTTACATTGTTGATCCAATTTTGAAAATTTTCTGATCCGCGAAATGCAACGAAGATTGCGTTGGTTGGTTTGTTTACTCCAATTATCGATTGGGATCCACGATTCTCTATCACTTGGACTAAAATATTCTCTGAAGTACACGATGGACATGTCCATTCTAATGTGTTATTCACACAATAAGAAGCCTGAGCTAAATTTAATGAAATTTTGGCTGCATCTTCTGTGTATACATAGGCTTTACTAACCTGCAATATCCCAATTAGAATCACTATCGGAAAAAGAGTTATCATTTGTATTATACTCTATACCTTGATTTTTCTTTATCGTGTATATGTTCTTTACCAAAATAAAGGAGAACTATAACGCCCATATAATCCAAGTAAACCACCATACCCATACCCACCATACCCACCATACCCATACCCACCATATGGATAGCCACCATACCCGCGTCTACATCCGCGTCTACATCCGTGTCTACGTCTTGACATTATAATATATATGTATGTTTCGTTTTTTACAAAAAAATTAATAACGGTTGCTCCTAAACTCGAGCGATCGCATGGTACAATAAACACAAATTGTACCTAACCGTGCACATTTACCAATATGAATCTTAGAAACGATCATTTCTATATAATATTGTATCAGGTGCATTTCTATCCTATTGACACGATATATATAGGGTTGTATTTGTGTTTCTTACAAAAACCGTAATTCGCCTCCTTGAATATAGGAACCATTCGGGGGGACATAAAGACTCATTGTGGGAACCATTCGGGGGGACATAAAGATCCGTTGTGGGAACCATTCGGGCGGACATA